CGCGCGCAGTTGTTTTTTTTTTTTTTCTTCTTGGGTATTTTTTCTTTTATTGGACATTGGCCAGACCAAACAAGGGAGGGTGCAGATGAGCCTGACTGACAAGGACCAGAGGTTCCTGGCAGGGAAGCGGCTGGGAGGGATTGACCAGAGGGTGAAAGAGCGGATCGAGCAACCGCTGAAGCCCTTCAAGCCCAAGGCGCTCAATCCCCAGGAATGGAAGTTTGTGGAGGAATACTGCGCCGGGGACGGGCGAGTGACGCTCAAAGAGGCGGCGCTGCGGGCCGGGTACAGCGAAGCATGGGCCAAGAACCGGGCTCGAGAGCTCACGGACCCGGAGCGGAACCCGCACATCGTCGCGGCGATCCAGGAGCGGCGGCGGGAACTGGGGGAGAAATACGGGACCACCTTTGAGCGGCACATGCGTGACCTGCAACAGATTAGGGACGCTGCACTGGCAGCCGGAGCGTTTGGCGCAGCCGTTCAGGCCGAATACCGACGCGGGCAAGCGCTGGGGACGATCTACATCGAGCGCAAGGAGATCCGGCATGGGACCATCGACTCGATGAGCCGCGAAGAGGTCATGCGCAAGCTCCAGGAAATCAAACAACTGTACGGGGGAGGCGGTAGTCCGATCATCGATATCACGCCAACCCAAGTAGAGCAGGATCCCGAGGTGCAGGATATGCCCTCAGAGGCCCTAGAACAGCCTCAGAGCGAATTAAACGATGAGGAGAGTACCGATGCCCATGAAGCCGGAGATGAGGCTGTATCGCCGCCTAAAAGACTGCCTGCGCGACTGCCATTTGTCCCGCCTCGAAAGTAGGGTCGGGCTAGGCATCCCGGATGTCTTGATCGGGTTCAAGGAAGGGCAGTTTGTGATGCTCGAGCTCAAGGTTGTGAACCGTGGCCGGCAGGTCCGACTGTCCCCGCATCAGGTCGCGTTCCACTTGAGGCATGCGGACTACGGGTGTCCGACTTTCATCCTGGTGCACCACATCCCTCGAGGGGTGGTGAAGGAGTCGATGCTGTTGCTGTATGGCGGCGATCAGGTGATGGAGCTCTCGAAACTAGGGGTTGACCTGCAACCGATTGGCCAGTGGCCATGGACCGGGGCTATGTGGGAGATGATCCGGCATCGGCTGTTGACGGCCTGATTTTGCTTGTGCTAGCGTTGCGGTTCTGGGTCGCCGCATGGGGCGGCGGCTTGGGACAGAAAGGAGAACAGCGATGCCACATTGGACACTGGTCCGCCAGGACACAAACTTGCCCGTTAAGCCGGGCGATATGGTTTTTGACTTTCGAGGGGAGGCGTGCACACTGACTGGCGGCCGGCCGCCTCAGCACGCGGGCTCGACCGGCCGCGTATGGGTAGATGACGGCGCGGAGTTTTTCCCTAGTGTCTTCGGACTTGCCTGGAAACGACTGAATGAAGCGCCGGTACCGCATGCCCTCGAGTGTGCGTGAACGGCTCAGGCACCAGAAAGAGGGCCCACCGGGGCTAGTTGAAGACAGGCGCAAGCAACACGCGCGGGAAATCGGGCGCTTTCTGGTGTTTTTTGTTTTTCATGCAATCGTTAATAAAAAAGAGTAGTTGACGCGGGCCCGGATTGCGTGCCAACATTGCGTCCTGGCCCCGTTGAGGGGCCTAACCTAGAAAGGAGAAAGACGATGAGTCAGACAATGCTCGCCGCGATTGACGCGGCATTCCAGGCGGCCGTGAAGGCCGAGGTTGATTCTCAGCTGACCGAGATCAGGCAGCACTTCGCTAATACGGTCGGAGAGCTTGCGACGAAGCTGGCCGAGGCGCAGTTGTTCCAGCGCACGACGCACATAGACCTCGTCGCGGCAACGGACGCCTTGAACCAGCAGGAATGGTTCTGGGAGAAGATTCGCAGCTACATCGATGCCGGGATCGAGTCTTCGACCCAAGACTTTGTCGCGAAAGATGACCTGCCGGACTTCGACGACTTCCTCACCAAAGAGGACTTCCCCGACGCTGACGACATTGTCACGAAAGACGAGCTCCCTGAGTTCCCAGATCCCGATGATCTTGTCACGAAGGACGAGCTCGCCGAGCTGGTGAACGAGAACATCGAGGGCCGGTCTTTCACAATCCGGTTTTGAGAGGGGCATCTATCATGCAAGTTGCAGATGAAAACCGCGCGGCCGAGTTGATGCGCCAGATCGGCGGGAGCTTTGCGCAACACTTGGCGCGGGCGTTCCAGGTCGCCGACTCGGACAATCGCGCCCGCATCCTGGCGGCCTTCCCGGACCTGTTCGAGCGCTATGCCCGCATGGCGGCGGAGCGTGAAGGCGTCGCGTTACGCTGGGATGGTTCACCCATGCGTTACCCAATGCCAGGGCAAACCGTGACCCGTTGACGAGTTACTTTTTTTTCCGTAGCATCTCGATTGTGGGTTCGGCGCGGTGCCGGTCCCCAACACCCTAGAATGGAGAATGCAATCATGGCAACACTTACCCAAGCTTCCAAGCAGTGGGCTTCCCGTCCTTCTGAAGAGCGGTTCACCAGTCTGCTGGAAATGCAAGCCGCCGCCGAGGCGCGTCGCGCGATTAGCCGCGCGTCGGTCGTGAGCTCTCGCGCGCTCCGTTGCGCGACGGTCGACGACCAGCAGGGTCTGACCATTGTGGGGCCCTCCGGCAATCAGGTTTTCCCCTCGCATTGGGCCTTCGGCCAGCTGGCGCAGCTGGCGGGCGCTCCCGCTGGATACATCAGGGACCTGCCCGCGCCGCTTGCGGCCGACTGTATCGATTTCGGTTTGCAGACGCGCGACGTCGAGGACGTCGGCGTGCTGTTGACGCGGGGTCAGGACGGGGTGCAGATGCGCGCCGCGACCGGTCCGCGCTATGGTCGAATCTGGGACGCTGATGTTATCCGCGCTTTGGTCGACCGGTTCGGGGACGGTGTCACCGGGGACTGGCGCGTGCCCGGTGTCCGGGGGCGGCGCGTGGAAGTCACTCGCGAAAACACAACGCTCTACGCGGGCGATCGCGACATGTTCGTGTTCCTGGCAGACGAAGATAACCGCATCACGCTTCCGGACCGTCGCAATGGCGAGCCCGGCACCCTGGCGCGGGGGTTTTTCCTCAGTAACTCTGAAGTCGGCGGCGGCACGCTCAGGCTCAAGGCTTTTTTGTTTGACTTCGTGTGCCAGAACCGTATTGTTTGGGGAGCTCGCGAGCTCGACGAAATCGCAATCCGCCATACTGCCAGCGCGCCGGACCGGTTTATTGAAGAGCTCAAACCCGCTTTGGTCGAATATGCCAATGCGACCGAAAGTGTAACGGCCGGGGTGCTTCGCGCCGCCCAGAGCTCGCGTCTGGACCGGGCGAGCGACTGGCTCGCGAAGCGATTCGGGCCCCGGGTTTCCAAGCGTATCGAGCATGCTCACATGCTGGACGAAGGCCGCCCGATTGAAACCCTTTGGGATGCGGTGACGGGCGCGACGGCATACGCTCGAAGCATTCCGCATCAGGCGGAGCGCGTGGAATTCGAGACTCAGGCGGGATCGATCCTTGACCTAGTCGCCGCCTAACCCGGCCGCCAGGGCGGCCGATCACGGGGCCCCTTCGGGGGCCCTTTTCTTTTCTCTTGCATCGATCGCTCGATCGCGAGACAATCGAGCCCTGGCCCGGCCAGCCCGGCCGGGCCCTCAGAAAGTCAGAAAGGCACATCATGCGCGGATTTGTTTTTTACGATGGTCCCTCGTCCCTGGACGGGGCCCCGATTATCGGTATCGCTGTTTTGCATTCCGAAAACCGAAAAACCGGGGATATGGTCCAGACTTTCATTCTCCGGGCCGATCAATCCCCGCTGGAAGCGATCGCGACGGGCGACGATTCGAGCATATGCGGCGACTGCCAGCATCGCGGCGACCGTGCGACCGGCCGCGCGCGAACGTGTTATGTCGAGGTTGGCCGCTCTGTTATGTCAGTTTTCGGGGCCTGGATTCGCGGAGCGTATCCCCTAATGAGCCCGGCCGAGGGGGCTCGCTTGCTGGCCGGTCGGAAAGTACGACTAGGGGCCTATGGCGATCCGGCCGCGATACCCGGGGAGTACTGGCGCGCGCTAGTCGCCCTCGCGGCCGGGACAACGGGTTACTCGCATCAATGGCAATTGGCCATGGCGGCCGAGCTCCGGCCTTTTGTCATGGCGAGCGTAGACTCGGCCGCCGAGCTCGCCTTGGCACGCTCCGCCAGCTGGCGCACGTTCCGAGTTCGTACCGCGAGCGAGCCTTTATTGGCGCGTGAGATTGCATGCCCCGCATCCCCGGAGGGTGGCAATCGTCGCCAGTGCGCCGATTGTCTCGCGTGCGATGGTTCTGAGCGTGCGCACCGGGCTAGTGTGGCAATCGTTGTTCACGGGGCCATGGCGGCCCGATTCGCCCCCGTGTAGGGCTCGATCCCTCCTTTCCTGAGCCCGGCCGCGCGCCGGGTTTTTTGTTCTCTGGTATCAGCGCGATCACACGGTGGGATAGTTCAGGGTTCAACTATTTAGGCCTAAACTATTTTCGGCTGATGTAAACGTTTACATCAAACCGGGCCCTTTCGTCCGGGCCCTTGTTCCGCGTTACGTGCCCCGTGTATCTTGCCCCCCAGGCCCGTGTTCCGTGCTACCCTATGCGCTCCCTGTAACCCTTAGAAAGAGAGAATGAACATGAGTGCTAGATTGATCTATTCGAGCTCGGTCCCGGCTGTCGGCCGTGTCCGCGTTACATGGTCCGCTGAGCTCGGCGAGTATCGCGTCGCATTGGCCCCGGCCGGTGTGTCGACGATATTTGACTATTTCACCGATGACAGGACAGACGCGGTGAGCACTGCCCAGCGTATGCTGGCCGAAGAGGCCGCGCGGCCGTTGAATTCCAATGGTCCCTTGCACGCGATACGCGCGGCCCGCGAAGAGCTCGACGAGCTCTCGATTGACGAGCTCGACGAGTGCTCGATTGACGCGGCCGCATTGGCCGCGTTTGACGAGCTCGACGCGGCCGCCCAGCGCGCACTGTCCGCACTCGACGCCGTGCGTGCGGCGGCCCGCGACTATCTGGCACGCGTGCCCGAGGGCTCCGCGACGCGGCCGGTGCATAACGTGCTTCGGGCAATCGATCAGCTGTCAGCCAGTGTCCGCTAGTCGACTAGGGTTCACGGCCGGAGCTCCGGCCGTGTCCGCTAGTCGCCCAGGCCAGCTGGCCGAGCTCCAGCTGGCCGAGCTCCAGCTGGCCGAGCTCCAGCTGGCCGAGCTCCAGCTGGCCGAGCTCCAGCTGGCCACGGGCCACGGGCCACGGGCCACGCCCCGGGGGCCCAAAAACACGGCCGGGGGGAAAAAGGCGGGAGCTTTAGCCCGATTTCACACACTAAATGCTGGCCAAAAGAGAATTGACCTCTTGTACCCCGGCTGTAATAACAGGCCCCCTTGTTAAGGAACGCTTTTCCGCTCAAAATTTATGCAAAATCTAAACACAATTGACTTTTAGAAGGCAGAAAGCATGGTTAACCAAGAAATCGAAGAAAAACGGCTCCGTCTTGAGCTGCGGCTCACGCAGCTTGACGCCCAAGACCGGTCCCGTAAGAACTTCTTGGACTTCGTCCGGTACGTCTGGCCTGAGGCGATACTCGGGGAACATCACAAAAAAATGGCGGCCGCGTTTGACCGGATCGCAAACGGGACCTTGAAGCGCTTGATTGTGAACATGCCCCCGAGGCACACGAAAAGTGAGTTTGCCTCCTATCTTCTTCCCGCCTTCCTCCTGGGCCGTGATCCGCGATCCCAGGTCATTGAAGCGACGCACACGGCGGAGTTGGCTGTAAAGTTTGGCCGGAAGGTGCGGGATCTTGTGGATGACGAGCGGTATCGGGAGTTGTTTCCGGACGTAGCGTTGAAGGCTGACAGTAAGGCGGCGGGTCGGTGGGACACGAACAAGGGGGGGACGTATTTTGCGGTGGGTGTAGGTGGAGCGATGACTGGGCGCGGGGCGGACATTTTGATTGTGGACGACCCGCACACGGAGGGTGATGCGGCGAGTGAGTTAGCTTTGGACAATGCTTGGGAATGGTATCAAGGTGGGCCGCGTACTCGTTTGCAGCCTGGAGGGGCGATTGTTGTGGTGATGACGCGGTGGGGGACGAAGGATTTGACGGCGCGGTTATTGAAGGCGCAGAAGAGTCACCGGGCGGACAGGTGGGAGGTGATTGAGTTTCCGGCTATTTTGCCGAGTGGTCGGCCGTTGTGGCCGGAGTATTGGAAGTTGGATGAGTTATTGGCGGTGAAGGCGAGTTTGTCGGCGCAGAAGTGGAATGCTTTGTACCAGCAGCAGCCGACCAATGACGAGGGTGCGATATTGAAGAGGGAGTGGTGGCGGGTATGGCCGCACGATGATCCGCCGGTGGTGAATTACATTATTCAGTCGATGGACACGGCGTACAGTAAAAAGGAGACGGCTGACTTTAGTGTGATTACGACGTGGGGTGTATTTTGGCCGGATGAGGACAGTGGGGCGAACATTGTTTTGTTGGATGTAAAGAGGGGGCGGTGGGATTTTCCGGAGTTAAAGCGTGTGGCGAAGGAGCAGTATGAGTATTGGCAGCCGGACAATGTATTAATTGAGGCCAAGGCGACTGGGGTGAGTTTGCAGCAGGAGTTGAGGAGGATGAGTATTCCTGTGACGATGTACAGTCCTGGTGGGAGGAAGGCTGGGACGGACAAGATCAGTCGTGCGAATGCGGTAGCGCCGATGTTTGAGGCGGGGATGGTGTGGGCTCCGGACACGGACTGGGCGGAGGAGTTGGTGGAGGAGTGTGCGGCGTTTCCGAATGGTGACAATGATGACCAGGTGGATTCGACGGTGCAGGCGATGATGCGGTTTAGGCAGGGGAATTTTGTAGCGTTGAAGACGGATGTTTGGGAGGAGGAGGAAAGCAGGCCGCTTGTTCCGGAGTATTATTGAGGACTAGAATTGGGCCTAATTTTGACATTAGGGGGTTAAGATGGCCAAGAGGACTAGGGTACGGACTGCCAAGGAGATGTTGGGCAGTCTTGTCAAGGCATCTTCGCCCTCGGTCCGTGGTCCACGGCCCAAGGCTCTTGCTTTAGCTGAGGGTGGTGAGGCGAGCAAGGGTAGTGGGTCGGTGTTTAGCTTAGGTAGTCGTGCGAGTCCTAGGTTAACGAGTGCTGAGGAGCGTGCGGCGCGCAAGGCGGCGTTTGATGCGGCGCGTGCGAGGACGGAGGAGAAGAAAGCGGCTAGTATGCTTGCTGAGGTGAGTGCGCCTCCGGTGGAGCAGCGGACGTTAAAGGATGTGCAGTCGGAGTTGTACGGTACTCCGGTGAGAAGTTTGAAGGATGCGCCGAAGACGGGTGCGGCGTTGGATTTAAGTTTGTTGCCGTCTGGGCCGGCTCCGCAGCCAGGGCAGTACCCGAGTGATTTTGTGGGTCCTGTACCTTCGGGTTCAACGGTTGTGGAGCCGTCAATTCAGCGGGCTCCTGTATTGAAGTCGAAGACGGTGACGCCGACGAAGGCTCCGGTTGTTGAACCGAAGAAGGTGGTTGATCCTGTGTGGCCTAGAACCCCACCAACGCAACCTCCGCCTCCTGTTACACAGCCTCCTGTTACACAGCCTCCTGTTACACAGCCTCCTGTTACACAGCCTCCTGTTACACAGCCTCCTGGTGAGCGGGACATGGCCCGTGGTCCGAGCACCACGACGCCTGGCGGTCCGCCCGACAACAGCGGGAACTGGCGTCGCGCAGCACCCGGCGAGTTTGGCCACTTTGGCATTGGCCTGCCTGGCGAAATGAGCGGTGGGTATATCCGGATTGGTGGCGAGTCGCAGATTCCTCCTGTTACACCGCCTCCTGCTCCGGCCCCTGAAACGGGATCCCAAACCCGGCGAGGTGGATTTTCCAGGTTTAATCCTGCCGGGCCGAGTCCGACGCCTCCTGTTACACAGCCTCCTGTTGCACCGCCTCCTGTTGCACCGCCTCCTGTTACACAGCCTCCTGTTGCGCCGCCTCCGACAATTCCGTTTCCTAGCATTCCGTCTTTCCCGAGAACGCCCTCGCCGCCTCCTTCGTTGCCGAGGATCTTTAATCCTGCTCCGGGTCAGGTTCCTGGGACCGTGCCTATTGCGCCTCCGATTGGTCACAGTCCGATCCCGACGGCTTTGGACCTGATCAATCAGAATCCGAATTTACAGCCTCGGTTAATGGGCAATGTTGGTTTTATGACGGATCGGTTAGGCAATCGCATTTATGCGCCGGGCATGCCGAGTCCTGTCCAGACCTATGCCGAAGGCGGGGATGTTCAGCCGATATTTCAGTCTGAAAAAATTCCTGGTTCGGATTTGCCGGGCGAGGACGTGCGTGCAAATGTGCTGGGTTTTATCAATCGCATGGATGACGGGGCTGTAATGATGACCGCGTCCAAGTTAACGGGTCTTCCTTTTGACACTCCAACACAGGCTCGAGTTGCCCTGGAGAAGATGTTTGGGGATGTGAATGTTACAGCCGGGGTCATGGCCAGTGGTTCTAGGGTCCCGGATCGTGTTTCTGGGTACTCGGTTGGGGCGGGATTTCCTTTTATGGGTGGGCGACTGCAGGGTCAGTTGGATTTTCCACCTGGGGGAAGGCCTAATCCTAGTTTGTCTTTTTCCAAAAAGTTTGCCGAAGGCGGGGATGTTTCACGTGAAACATTGTCGAGTCTTTTTGCCCGTGATCCACGGTCCTCGTTGCCTGACATGGCGCGTTTGTCCGATTCCAGTGCGTTAACGGCGATGCCCAAGATTGCTGAGCCGCGTCGCGAAGACACGGCTCGGGCTCGGTTGGACGATATGTTGCGGCAGTTGAAGATACGGGAGCGGTCTGTGCAGGACGCGACGCGTGGTCTTGGCCGCGATACGATGGGAGCGCCAACCTTGGAACAGCCTACTTTGACCAAAAGCGGTGTAGCCAGGCGACGATTTGAGGAGGGCGGCGAAGTAAAAAAGTCCCAGGAGGTTGAAGGGGTAGACGGCCCTTCAGCCTCCAAATTGCTTCGCCGTCTGGCCTTGGCCGTCGCTCGTGGGGTTCCGCAGGCCGTGACTGGTTTTGTGGACTTGGCAGCGTTGCCGTTGACTGCAACCGGTCGGATGAAGGCAGAAGACGTCTTTGGGACCACCGACTATCTGACCAATCGCGGCCTGCTGCCGCCGCCCCAAGAGGGACTTGCCAGCGAGAGCGCAGAACTTTTGTCGAGCATGGCCTCGCCGGGCGGCGCGGCCAAGGCCGCTGTCTTGGGCATGGTCGGCTCAAAAGGCGTCATTATCCCGAGCAAGATTAGTGACCTCAAAAACCTTGTTCTTCAGAGAGAAGGGGGATACGGCGCAAAGCGGGTTGAGCGTGCCGCTGACGAGATTCGCAATCTTGAGAAACTGTTTACAGAAGAAGCCTTGAGGGATGCCTTCACTGGGGACAACGCCAAGGCGGTGGTGACTATGAATCCATCCGACTTTGAGAAGTACGCCAAACAACTCAAAGGACGCACTAATGCTGACATTGGCCCCAAGATGGCTGAACTTGCAAAGCAGGGTGAGATTGATAAGTACACTATCCCAACTGATGAGTACATCCAGCACCTGATGCGCATACAGGGCGGCTTTGATCAAGTGCCTTACTTAAATTTGTTCAAGGATGAGGTAGGTCTGCCAACCAAGCCAGAGATCAGGGGACATGAGGGGCGTCACCGAAGTCGCGCATTGTCAGAGTTGGGTGAGTCAACTACTCTTGTGGATATTGCTCCTCGTGGGGATTTGCGGGAGGGCCTGCCTCGTAGATCACGAGAAGAGTACATCCAGGCCCTGAGAGAGGAGCTTGGACTGTCGGATCGCTTGGTGCTGCCTGAGGCCGAGGGGTCGTTACGCCGTCCAGCGATTCAGTTCCCTGAGCCTTATGCCAGCGGCGGCGAAGTTAACAAGCATGACGCGTTCATTTCCCGGAACATGCAAACGGGCGGTGAGGCGCGGTCCATGGACCTTGGGCCTTATGAGGGTACGTACCGTTACAGTAGTACGCCGGAGTCTGCGTCCACGCAGAATGCGCAGGCAAAGCTTGCGGCTGAGTTGATGAAGGTTCATTTCCCGGACATGTTGGCCTCCAACGAGGCGGTTGTTCGTGCGGGGACGCCTGCTGTCCCAAGGGCGCTTGGGGTCTTTGACTCGGACACGAACGAGATTACGATGCGTCCGGAAGAGCCTCGGTTGTCGTTTTTTGAAAAAAACCCAAGGTTTCCCAACGATCCCGGATACATTGGGGCCAGTCAGGTTCCGACCACTGAAGATGTTTTAAACAGGCTTGGCGTGTTAGCGCATGAGGGATACCATGCTCGGACCACGGGCCGTGGCACGGGTTACTTGACGCGGCAAGGCTGGGACGATGTGATTGAGTTGATGGGTAGAAAACGGGCCAATGAGTTTGTTAAGGACCTTGGAGAGGCCAAGTTTCCTTCTGTTGGAATTAAGGGGCAGAGTAGTGCGAAGCGTACAGAGGAGTTTTTGGCAACGGTCGTTCCAATGAAGCAGATGGAAGAAAGAGGGTTTTTATCTGAGGGGTGGAAGCGGTTCAAGCCGGAGTATGAGCGTCTGGCTAAAAAGTATCCTGAGATCGAGCAGGTTGTTGGGATGTGGAAACAACCTGAAAGTCGGCCGAATGTAGGGCTGATGCAGAGACTCAAGGAGAAGGTCAATGAGCCTTTGTCCGCACTTGGACTGGCCCACGGCGGCCCCGTCAACAAGACACACGCGTAAGGAAAGAGCATGTCCATTGAAAAAGCGGTAAACCAGGCCCCTTCGACTGATCTTATTGTACTGGGCAGTGAAGCGCCGGTGGAGATTGAGATCGAGTTGGACGAGGACGGTGGTGCGACGGTTGAGATTGGGGTTGAGGACGCGGAGGACGCGGACTTTTACGCCAACCTGGCCGAGGTCATTGAGCCGGAGGTCTTGACGCGTATTTCTTTGGACGTTGCGGCGATGTTCGAGGCGGACAAGTCGTCCCGATCTGAGTGGGAAAACATGTTCGCCAAGGGCCTTGATCTATTGGGCTTGAAGCTTGAAGAACGGACTAAGCCATTTCGTGGTGCGGCTGGAGTATCGCATCCGATGTTGATGGAGGCGATCATTCAGTTTCAGGCGCAGGCGCTGAAGGAGTTGATGCCGGCTGGGGGCCCTGTACGGACGCAGATCATGGGCCGTGAGACGGTAGAAAAGTTTCAGCAAGCGGGGCGCGTGCAGGATTTTATGAACTATCAGATTACGAGCGTGATGAAGGAGTACACGCCGGAGTTTGATCAGTTGTTGTTTTACACGGGATACGGTGGCTCGACCTTCAAGAAGGTGTATTACGACTACAGTCTTGGGCGCATGGTGAGCCGGCTGTGTTTGGCTGATGATGTGTACATTCCGTACAGTGGTTCGAGTGTTGTGTCTCAGTGCCCACGGCTCACGCATCGGATTGCGATGGACTCCAATGAGTTTCGCAAGCGCGTGATCAATGGTGAGTATTTGGATGTTTCGACTCGTCCGAGTGATGTTCCGAGTGACGTGGACCGGATTCAGGAAGCGATTGACCGGGCGGTGGGCGTGCAGCCGGGTGCGGAGTTGGGAGAGGTTTTCCTGCTTGAGCAGTTGGTGGACTTGGACATCCCTGGGTTTGAGGATGTGGGCGAGGATGGTAAGCCGACGGGGATCAAGTTGCCTTATGTGGTGACTTTGGCCGAGGAGTCGATGGAGGTTGTTGGGATTCGTCGAAACTGGAACGAGGATGACGAGCTCAAGCAGCGCCGGAACTACTTTGTGCACTATGTGTTGGTAGAGGGGCCGGGGTCCTATGGCCTTGGTTTTGTGCATTTGATTGGTGGGTTGTCCAAGGCGGCGACGAGTGCGTTGCGGCAGTTGATTGATGCGGGCACGTTGTCCAATTTGCCGGCTGGATTCAAGGCAAAAGGTGCGCGGATCGCGGACGATTCGGATCCGATCCAGCCGGGTGAGTGGCGAGACATTGACGCTGGGGGCGCGGAGCTTTCGGCGTCGCTCTTGCCGTTGCCGTACAAGGAGCCGAGCCAGGTTTTGATGTCGCTTTTGGGCTTTTTGGTGGACGCCGGAAAGCGTTTGTCGAGCACTGCGGACATGCAGGTGGGAGACGGCAACCAGTATGCGCAGGTCGGAACGACTTTGGCGTTGCTTGAGCGTGGTTCGATGGTGATGTCGAGCATTCACAAGCGTTTGCATTATGCTCAGACGCTTGAGTTTCAGTTGTTGTTTGAGGGTTTTGGGCGGTATTTGTCGGACGAGTACCCGTATGACGTTCCTGGGGCCTCGAGGCGGATTAAAAAGGCTGATTTTAACGAGATGGTTTCGGTCTTGCCGGTGGCCGATCCCAACATTTTTAGTACTGCGCAGCGTATTCAGTTGGCGCAGATGCAGTTGCAGCTGGCGCAGAGCGCGCCAAACATGCACAACATGTACGAGGCGTACTATCGGATGTACGCCGCGCTCAACATTCGGGACATTGATGGCATTTTGCTGCCTCAAAACACGAACATGCCCCGTGATCCATCGTCCGAGAACAGTGATGTCTTGAATGGGATGAAGCTCAAGGCGTTTGCGGGGCAGCAGCATGATGCGCACATTGCGGCGCATTTGATGATGGGCATGTCTCCGATCATGCAGGCTAATCCGATGTCAGCGATAGAGCTGCAAAAGCACATTTTGGAGCACATTCGACTGAAGGCGGAGGAGGATGTGGAGGCTGAACTGTTCAAGCAGTATGGAACAGACCCGGATCGGTTGGTTTCTGCCATTCAAAAAGAGGGCATGGTGGCCATCAAGGTGGCTTTGTACATGC